CTAATATAGAAATTATCAACGCGGAACTTGCAAATGCAAGAACCACATTGGATACTTCCATGGAAGACAATCTCAGAGAACCCCGGCGATCAACGCTAAATGCGTTGGATCCCCTTGGTAGCATCCCGCTGCCGAGTAAAAAATACTCTAGTAACGTATGCGTGGGTTGGGTTGAAATGATCATGTTGCAACTCGATTCGGACGCCGTAAGTGTCGCGTCCGTCAACAAAGACACTAGCGCGCGTGAATCCATATGGATGGATCATGCGCGTGCCTACGTTGCATATCGAGCTTTCTTTGAAGTTCTTGATTTGTTCCTTGCGCCCCCTAAGGGGTACAAGAGACGAAAACAGTTCATCATCGAAGCGAAGTGCTTTTATATAAGGTTATATATAGCTGCTTCGCGCAACGAGTTGGAGGCCGAGTTGAAGAATGAACTCACTCTAATTCATGCACTCGGTATGGGCAAGTCAGACTGTGCGCTCCAGCACAGACTTTTAGGTTCCTACACATGGCGTATGGTCCGACGTTTGTGCGCAAGCGCACGTCGCGGCTCCATGTATGCCATGATGTTCGTCAGATCGATTTACGAGTCCAAGCGCTGCTGGCTGCGATGCAGCCGCGTACTTGAAGAGCTCGCTATGCAAAAGCATAAAACGATCATGTCGACGGAACGAGTAGCTCCTTTTGACGCGGTTTACGCGGCCCGCCTTGCGGCGTGCTACGTGATTCCGCCCGGTACGAAATACGAGCCGGGCAACTGCGTTCCTAGGGCTTCTGCTTGCCAAGAGCGAGCGCGCTCAGAGGGCGGCGCGCACGCGGAAGAATCGATCGATCCTACATCCGGGGCCTGGAAGGGCCTAGGCAGTTACGAGGGTCTCGCCATGGGTGAGAGCGGCAGTTATGTCAGCGCGATTTCGCGTGAGCAAGCTGCTTCATCACTTTGGCGTTCCATCGGAACTCGCCACCGGGTTACTTATCAATCGATTCCTGAGCCTGGAAAGACGAGGAGCATTACCAAAGGGCCTGCATCGACATATACGTCGTTTAGGCCGCTTCAGCGTGTGATGCTTAATGCGTGGGCCCAAATGTCATGTTCGACCATGCGTCCGGACGTTGTTGAGTGGCTAGATGAGCGTTTCGCTCAAAAGCCGCCAGAAGATGAGTTCTTCATCTCTGGTGATTACTCCAACGCGACGGATGCGATGTGTCTGAATGTGACTTTGGCTGTCATGGACCAGATTCTCCGGAACCTGGGAATCCGTGACACTCTTCTTGCTGAAGAAGCCCTTCGCTCGTTCCGTGGTGCGCAGATCGCGTACCCGGACGGAACCTTCGTCAACCAGGTCCGTGGCCAGTTAATGGGACACCCCTTGAGCTTCCCGCTCTTGTGTATCATTAACCTGTCGACCTTTCTCCGCACAAAGAATGTGCAGAGTCCGGACGAACTCGACGAATGCCTTCTTGCTGTCAACGGCGACGATATATTGTTCACCGGTGACCGCAACGATTACGTCACATGGCGTTCGTATGCAGATGAAGTCGGTCTCGTTGTTAACGAGATGAAGACCTATACGCATCCGAAGTTTGCGTTAATAAATTCAATTTTATTTTCGCCACGACGCGGCCAAGTACGATATCATAATCGTGCTTTAGCAATCGGTGCCCGAGTTAAATCGGAACCCACCAGAATGCTAGGGACCGCGCCCGCCATTTGGGAGCAGCTGTGCATACCGCACGAGCGCTCAACCAAGCTTAATCGAAGACATTTTATCCAAAGTCTGCGTTGTAGGCTGCCTGTCGTGAAATTAGGTAAGATAAAATTCGAACCGAACTTCTTTATTCCGCGCCACCTTGGTGGCATCGGTCTTACGACCGAGCGTTTCTTCCGCATTACGCGGTCGCAACGTCTCGTAGCAACTTATTTCGCACGTAATCCCCAGGCGTTCTTACTGAGCGAGAAACTCGGTGAGCAGAGCAACTGTTGTCGCGCTGCCATCGAGACCGCTATGAAGTGTTCGCCGGCGCTGGAATCATGGATCATTGATGGACGACCTGTCCACGGACCTCTCCCGGAATGGGAAGATCCTGATACCGTGATGGAAACCTACCTCGCTCGCGCGTTACTGCGCAAAGCTTGGATCAAAGGAAGTCCACCAGCGTCTGATGATTACGTTCTTCGACATGCATTTAAGCGCGCCCTTCGTCAGAAGGAGAGCCTTATGTCGTCGAAGAAGATTCGTGGATGTCGAGTGCCACGCTTCCGCATCGTTTCAACACCATTACCAAAGTCGGCTTGCAAAACCGATTTTGATGACAGTTTGTTCTATCACGTGTATTGCCCCAATAGGAGTATTGGCGCAGGATCGCAGATCGCGATGCCCAGCACGTGTGTACAGCTGTAAACGATGTACGGGATAGTCGGAGGCGACTTTAAAGACCGCTGACCAGGCTAAGTCATAAAACTGGCCCGACTGCCAAGTCGTTAACGAGATCTCGCTCTGGCGCTTACTCAGCGTTTAACAGAGTTACCAGGTTTGATTCCTGGGAGCGTGGGGACCACGTTAAAGTTCATGGGGTCATATTGTTAACTGCCCAAAACGGTGCTTTACTGAGCTTAATACTTACGTACTAAGTCGGCAACGCGTCGCGTCTTTAAACCATCTTGCAACGCCACCCATTGAGTGGCCGAAACGTGAATCAACACGGATCGATGTATTAAGACAATCTGCGGAAGCAGACGCGCGTCGTCGACGGAATGTCGACAGACTGCACGGGTAGGCGAATGGTAGCCGGTATATCAAAGAAATCAGCGTGCTCGGGAGAGAGCCCATTGGATTAAGTTCCTAAGGGCATTCCGAAGAGCATTGCTGAGGACATGATATACGTAGATGGCGGGCGATTGAAGCCCTTCATACCACTACAGTTCAATATGATGAACAGTCGGACACGTTTTGTCGCGTGTTGTATCCCATACTAAACAATGACAAACAAATCGAACAAACGTAAGAGAAACGGTAATCAGAACGGCCCTCAACCGAGGAAGAAAGTGAAACACAATCCTTCCCGACAGAGGAGTCGTCGTCGAGCCGTTCAACGCTTGAATCGCTCCGGCATGACCGGCGCGCCATCTGCAACATCGCAGGATATACAACAGTTCACCCGGTTTTACCCGAGCGAGAACGTTGAAAATCTCACAATGCACACGTGTGCAGCAATATCCGAAATCATTCGGGAATCGTCAAGTGCGCAAGGAACAGGCTTAAGACAGCCTGGTGGCGTGCAGGCTATGTCAGTTCAAATGAATTTGACTCAGCCAGCCGTCCTATCCTCTGCAGGAGCGAAGGTGAACAGCGAGTGGATCTCACCCGTGTTCGACCTCATTGCCTCGGCATTTGTCCGGTATCGTGTGAGGAAACTTGTGTTTCATTATGAACCACAAGCCTCAACCACGACCGGCGAACGCCTTGTCTTTGCGTTTGCGGAAGACCCAATGCATCCAGTTCTCTGGAATGCAACGGTTCCGACGCAATCGTCGCTCCTTGCCCTTTCCGATTCTATTGCTTTTGCACCGTGGTTGCCATGGAGCATGGATGTGTCTAGCTCTTTGCAAGACACACTCATGTATACGTTTACGGATGCCTCTACGACCGTTGCCAGTTTTGCGGAACGTTTCTCCGATTTCGGAGTCATGTCCTGCGTGACCAGCAGCGTGAGTGGCACCCCAACGCCATGTGGCGTGCTTTATGCAGAGATGGAGGTCGAACTCATAGAGTTCTGTCCGATCTCTCTCACGGAGCCTGCTTCTGCGAAGCATCTGGTGGACAAGCTTGGGTCGCGTACCGCGGCCACAGCTTATTCCCGACCAGTTGCTGCTAGCAGTTCGAGCGCTG